ATCCATAAGTGTGGGCAAAACGCAATCTTCCAGATTGGAATTTCTGGAGAAAAACGACAATGTCCAACTGTATATCTCCACGCCAAAATGTACCCTCGCGTGCAATCCTCTCCATCAGGGTGATATCCTTGTTATTTGGCGAGTAAACAACATCTGTCGGGGTGACAGACGAAGGTCCACTCGTCAAGGTCTGTCCTCGAGTGAGATTGGTTGACCAAGTTACGGTTTTTAGCAAGGTCCTTTTCTTGAATAGGTGATCAAAGTTGGCTTCGTCTCCCATTTGGCCAAAAGTATCTTCTCGCGTGTACCTTACAGCATCTTGCTTGAGCTGCATGGATACTGTGGGATTTAATCCACAGCAACGAGACAAACTCGGGGCCTGTTGGTAGACAGGGACAGCTCCGCCTGCAACAGCGGGTTTGTCCAAGCCTGGAATTGGCAAAGAAGCGTCAGTAGACTGAGTAGCTTCAGAGCTTCCTCCAGTCTGTGGTCCTATCTCACCTATCAGGTCGCCGCCTGCATAGACGTTCTGGGTAGTGCTTGTGGTAGAATAGCTCGCTCCGTCAGCAAAAGCCTTAACTGGGGACTTAAGCGTACTCACTTCACCTCTTACAGTGTCGTGAGTTAGCTTATAGTTGAGATAATAGTCATCCTTTTGGAATCCCTTCGTGCTTCCAATTGTACCAGGTGGTTTTGGTTGGTAGAAGCGCGAGTTTGGGAAACGTGCAAAGACACTCCCTGTCACTTCACCCTGAGAGAGAGGCGAGAGAACCTGTATAATGAAGGTTCCAAGCTCCTCAATAGGGGCAGTGGATGCGAAGGTGTTTAGCATACTCCTGGGATGGAGATATGGCACCTCGAGAGTGTACGATGCATTTTTACTAGGCATCATCACAACATGATGGTCCCAAGCCGTGGCCCATTTGACAGAAAAGCCATTGGTGGAGAATCCAAGAGGCATCCAGTACAACACCAAAGCTCCTGCCTGGGTAGGCAGGCCATTGAGTGTAACGGTTAACTCTACTGTTCCGTGCCAATAGATGAAATTGTTGAAGGGCATGTTTTGGGACACGCTGACTCCTTCTCCAAGTGGATCATCTGTTAGCGATAGTAGCTGAAAAGGGGCTTTCACATTTCCGAGTGTCGCTCCAAGCGGTTGTTCAGCTTTCCAAGTAAACCCTGCTCTAGGAACCTTGGTTTCCACACCAGTGAGGAGGTCACACGGGATGTCAGGTGGCGCGCTGAAAAGATTAGATCGGGTGATCGAAACATTCGTTTGCGTCTCCGTCGGGTTTCCGAAAGTGACCAGGCGTGCCTTGTCTGTTGGGGGGGCGTCAGCGACTAGGCTAAGCTGACGAATCTGAGGTGGTAGTTTCGGGGAATCGAACATCATGCTACACGAAGCATCGTCATCATGGTAACTTGAAAAGGCCAAAGCTCTAATCACAAAGTTGTGATTATTGCGAAGAGCTCGGAGTTGCTCTCCCAGTGACGGGAAAGAATCAAGGTTACAAGCCATTAGTTCATTGATGAACCTCTGGTATGCAACGTAACCATGAGGAGCCATGTGACGTGCAGCAGTCAGAACGGTTTCTGTCGGGTTTTCTTCTCCTCGCTTCCAGTGAACCATTTCATAAAGGATCTCCTTCTTCAGAGCACCCACTATACCATGAGAGGTATGTGATGGGATACATCCTAGAAAGGTGATCTCAAACATCGTGGACCACTTTTCCTCGGTACATGGTGTCTTGTCTGCATTTGTGTATACTTGACCAAGATCAACCATACACTTCGCATGTCGCATGTTACTTATGTACTCGCGTCCTTGCCTTGAGACAGCCACAATGTGATCATCACCAAGAGTTTTAACAGCTACATTGTCTGAAAAATTCAGACCAGCTGCGTCTCCTCCTGAGACGGTCCATGTGTATCTTAGGTAGAGCTCGTTCACAAGACTATTGACAATTGAAGTGAGTGGATGTCCAGATCTTTCACCTTCACGCAGATAGTACTTATGCCCACCGCAAGCGATGGGACTATCCATAATAGCGAGAGCGAGCATCCGAAACCTTACGGTGTCGAAGCCTCTCACCTCATCTTCACAGATCCTTGAAATTACATTAAATGCCATATCTTGGAATCTGCGCCGTAGTCTTTTGTCAAAGCCTTTGTAGTCACCAGCAAACCAGTTACGGGTTGTGATTCCTTCGCGGACTTTGTCCTGCATTACTCCTAACATCTTACCCATGTCTCGTCCACACGGGTTTGAGCCAAGAGCACACGTTGTAGATTCCCAAGAGTTGTGCACAGCTGCGATAAAGCTTCCAGTGAGTTGCCTCACCTTTAGCCACATTGCAAGTGGGCAAGCAAAGATTAGTCTCGTCTGACCCGTCTTTACTTTCTCGAGAGGTCTCAGTTCATCTTTTGCATAAGAAAGGAATCGCGAGTCAAGCTGTTCCAAAGAGATAGCACCGTTAAGGTACTGCTCCCAATGATCCAACTCTCCTCGGAGTCTGTCATCAATCTCCA